ATATCGTCGCGTTCGAGTTCCAGTAAACCGTGCCGCCGTAGATTGTGAGCGTCGATGGAGACGCCTCTTCTTCGAGGTAGACAGTGCCTCCATACACTTCGAGCGCGGTGCAGTTGCATCGCTGTATCAGCGTGCCGCCATAGCAGAGGGTTGTCGTCGCGGTCACGCCTTCGCCGAGCGTCAGCTTCGAGCCTTGCTTGTTAACCGATGCGGTTGTAACGGTCGAGGTCTTGGTCGCGGTTGAGGCGAGGCCGACGTTGCCACCGTTCACTGACAGCTCGCTGATGGCCGAGCCAAGAAGGTACAGTCCGCTGTTCCCAGGCGAGGCCGAACGCGTATAGTTTACGACCGCGTCGATGGCCGCCGAGCCGATGTTGATATATGACAAACCGCCACCCGCGAACTCGAAGCGATTAGGATCGACTTGCAGATACACGGGCAGCGCGCTCGTCGTCGGTGCGGTGCCGATAGATTGCTGGTATCCGCGCTGCACGATGAAATCACCGAGTGCGGTCGCCGAGTTGTTTAGGTTCGCGGTAATCGGAACGGTCGAGCTTGGCGGGATTCTCACGTTGTCTGTTGACATCGGAACCCAGCCCGCCGACCAGTTCGCGGCAACTTGATAGTCACCGACAGTACCGCCTTCTCCAAGCCAAGCATTCTCTGCCATATCTCACAAGCTCCTTATGGTAAAAAACGTTCCATCGGCTGTGACCTGCGCCGTGTTGGCACCGCCGCCGGATAGCGTCCACAGTCGGATGCGCCAGATGTCGCCGGTGATGACCTGAAACTTTCGCGGAGGCGATACAACAGACACGTCGAGGTTCGTGTGGTAGTTATACGACCGGACAGGATGGTCGGCCGCCGTGTATGACGCGCCGTTATCGTCGCTCATCTCGATGGTCGTCTGCCATAGGTTCGTGCCCTCCGTGCTGCGCACGAACACCGCCCACGACATCTCGACTAACGAGTTAGTGCGGATGTTAATCAGCCCGCTCGACACTGTGGCTATAGTTGGAAGTCCTCGCCCGTCGCTCGCGGTGCCCTGCCAAGTGGGGCGCAGTTTCGCCGATCTGTTAAAGACAACAATCTCGCCGCCTCCAATAACAGTCAAATCGGCCATCGTGTAGGATACATTCGATTCTGCCTCGAACGTCAGACAGTCCCGCCTTGTGTCGTGCGGCACCGGACGCGGCACCTCGGCCGATGGCTTCAGCACGCTATCGATTGCGCGAGCGTGTGATTTGTAGGTGTTGTTTTTGAGCAGGACAGCCATCAAAATTCCAGCTCCTCGAATGCTTCCGTTCTCTTGACGTCAAACTTTAAGATTGTATTTTCGTGCTGCGGTGCTTCGTCCAGCATGAGCGCGTCACGCGACGCGAGGAATCCCGTATCGACTTTAAGTAGTGCCGGCGAGGATATCGGATTGCCGATGTTCTCAGAAGACATCGATCCAGACGACGTGGCCGCCGACGCGCCCTCATTTACGTTCATCAGTTCGATGTCGCCAACTTCTTGGCCTCCTCCGATGTCGCCAACGTCGTTCATGAAGTTAGCGCGCCATCCGAGATTCGGTAGCTCAATGAATTGCTCCTCATCATAAAACTCGAACTCGGCTGAAAACTCAAAATACGATGCGTCACCTTTCCACTTTCTCTCGGAGTATTCCATCGAACTAATCTTGACGGTTCGCTTCGGCTGGCCGAGATAGGCGTTTGAGTTCCAAGCGTTCGTGAACTTAGCCAGTCGGTCGAAGTCCGTCGAGATGACATTCTTTCTTGCCTTAATCCAAGATACGTTCTGGCCGACAGACACGCCATCATTCAGCGGGTCGCCAACGGAGTTCACGAACGGCCGGCCGTTTTTGTCTTTGTACACCGTCTTTTGAATTGTTCGCGTTCCAGCTGGCCCCCACTGTGTCGCCAAGTCCAGCGGGTCTTCTGGTGTTTCCTCCTCGTCCGGTTGCGTGCTGGAATACTGAACCTGAATCGCGTACAGCGTCTTGCTTCCATCTATGGCAGTTGCGGGGCCAATCGTCTTAGCGCGGCATCCTGGTGCGACCTCGCTTCCGTAAGCGTACCAAGTGCCAACCCTGATTCCGTAAGCGTTCATTACGGCTTGCAGTGCGGTTCGCGGGCCGTAGCTTGAGCTGGTTAGCTTCACGATAAAGTAACGCGTCGCCGTGTCCTCGTCTGCGGTCGAGGAAAAGGTCGGCGTTTTGTGCTCGTTGACTGAGACGACTGACATCTAAGCGGCCCTCAGTTTGTCGAGTTCGGTCTGTTGCTGTTTGAGTATTTCGTTCTGCTGCTTAATCATCCCGTTTAATTCAATCTGCCGCTTCCGGTCTTCGCGTCGCTCTTCGGGGCTAGCGAAGGTTGCGTCGATGGCTTTTTGTAACTCGGCTTGGCGTGCCTCTAGCTGTTCGATTTTGTCTTGCTGGTCAGCAATCACCCCCCTTTGTACGTCGCGTTTCCCTGCGCTCTTCTCGTCTGCTTCGCGTTGTATCTCTTCGTTGCGTTTCCTCTGGGCTTCTGCCTTCTTGTCGATGCGTGCCTGATGTTCTGGGTCAGCGATCTCTTTTCTTATTCTCTCCCGCTTCAGTGCGTTAAATTCGATTGCCCGCTCTTTCGATTTTATCTGCTTGTCGAGCTGGATTCGCTCTTGCAGTTTTCGTTCGCCGACGACGCCGCGCTGCCAGCCCTCGGTAGTTTTTCGGCGTGCGGTCTTTAAATGCTGGAGGTTTCGTTTTTGTACCTTGTCGAGTTCCTCCCACTGTTCCAAGTCTTCTTCGGTCATGTCTTGCAGTCGTGCCTTACGCATCTCCGGCTCGACTTCCTTCTTCGCGCCGACGTGCAAGATGCCGAGCCGCTGCGCCGTGTCGATTGCCTCTTGGAGGAATCTAATAATCAGAATCAACTCGGGTGCTAGTTTTTCTCCGAGCTTCTCGCCCAGGTCACTGAAGGAGTTCGACAATATCGCCATTTTGCCGGCGTACGTTCCCGCCGCTGCTGCGGCACTGCCGCCGAATTGCGTAGACAGTTCGCCGAGAATTAACTTCTGCGCGCCGAGCATATCGCCCGTCTCGACTAAGGCGAAGATCATTTTCTTCTGCTCTTTTGAAAACTGGATACCTGCCTTCGATAACGCGCTGAGATTTGCGACCGGATCATTTAACGCCTTGCCAAGTTGGACGGTTGCCGATTGTAAGTCGGTGCCCATCCTCGCGGCCAAGTCTTGCACCGCAATCATCGTCGGTTTGAACGCGCCCTCGCGAATGTTAGTGAACGACAACAGCACCGAACTCGCCGCGATGGTTGCCTCGTCTCCAAACATCGTGACGCCCTGCCGTTGGGCAGCGAACTTCTTAATCTCGTCGGCGGTCAGTCCGGCGGCGTGTCCGGTGGATTTCAAAGCGGCGGTGAGCTGCGCCTCGGCTTGTTCTTGTGCCGCGTAAGCGTCGAGAGACTTCTTCATTATCGCCGTGACCGCACCGAGCGCGGCACCGGCTAGGGAGAGTCCGACCTTGAGAGCCTTTGCAGCTTTTTGCGCCGCTGTTGTTTTCTTCGCGACTCGCCCCATCCCCTTCTCGAAGCCGGCCGTATTCGCGGTCACGTTCGTTGCGAGAGTCCATCCGGTTGACATTTATCGCCTCCCGTTTTTCCGCTGCCGGCCGGCGGCAACCCACTGCTTCGCGACGTCATCGATCCCCTGGTCGCTGCCTGGGAGCTGGATATCTTTTATCTCGCGGAAGAATTCTGAGAGCTTCATCAACTCATCGATGTCGCAGTCTTTGTAACCGCAGTGCGCGCGGCACGCGTTGAAAAGCCGATGAGCCATTCGACCATTAAGGCCGCCGAGCATCTCGATCTTTTCGTCAGTGTCGAACATCCGCTCGCCAGTTCCATCGACGATACACCACGACAGCAATAGACGCCGCGCGTTCATCAACGCATCGACGCTAAGACCATCGGCCGTCGCAATCGACGCCTCGGCGAATGTCATCTCGGCTTCGGTGAGGTCGCGGATTCGAACCCACTTCCAGCCGCCGAGCCAGACCCACCGATAGTGACGACGAAAGAGCCGCGTCACTTGTTGCCAACTTTCGAGCCTCATGGCACTTCCACTTCATCGAGTTCGTCGGCGTCAGGCTCGCCGTCGTCGTCGTCGTCGGTTTCGATATGCAACGCCGCCGAATCAACGAGCACCTGCGGCAAGCCGGCGCAGCGTGTTATCTCGACGTCTGGATAATCGGCGGCGAGGATTGTCAGCACCTCCGCGCTAATCGCGTCATAAACTGGCTGCAACAACGGAACGCGAAACACGAGCACGCCGTGCTTCAAGTTAACTTCTCCGAAGTCACGAAACGCGCGGCCGCAGTCTGGGCAGATGCAGAACTCGCGACAATAGGACGCTTCGCACGGTTCGCCGCTTTCCGCCTCGACGTCGCAGATGGTCAGCTCGTGCGGTGAGGCCGAGATGGGTTCGCCGTTGAGCATCTCCGGCCGGCCGGATTTGTCGCGCACGATCAGCCACATTTTTTTAAGTTCTAGCTTCATCGATTAAGACCCGTTGGTGTGAGTGCTGCCTTGCCCCCAAGTGAAGTTCACGGTCAGCGTGGTGATCTCGTTATTGACACGGGCACCGATGGCAACGTTAGTGATAAAGGCTGTCGCGCTCGCCTCTTTGCTCGCGGTCGTTTCGCCGGTCAAGACAGGATCAGTTACGGTAATCGTCTCAATGGTCGGGCTGCCGTCATCGATTGCGGCTCGCAGTGTCCTGACGTCGCTCATCTTGGCGAGTCCCTCGACCGTTACTTCGTCGTGATCCATTACATCGCCTGGGATGTAGGATTCGATGGCGTCGGTGAGATCGGTTTGAGAAACGCGCGGGATGGTGTTACTCGAGCCGCCGATGGATGTGGCCGCGATTGTGATTCCGGTCGTTCCGAGCGTCAGCGTCGAGCCGCCGCCTGTAAAGGGGATGTTTGCTGTTGCCATGATTTGCCTCCTTGTGGCTTAGGTTGGCGTCGCGGTTGTTGCTTCCTGATAAATAACGTCTGCGGTAATCGGCGAGATGTATCTCGTCTTGAGCGACTCGCCAATCTTCGATTGCTCGAAGGTGTTGCTGTTTATTCTCGTTTGAATCCAGAATACCCACACGCTCGAAAGCTCCCCACGGAACGCGTTCAGCTCTGCGCGAATCGCCAACCGTAGCGAGTTGGCGGCGGCCCGCGTTGAGGCGAAGCAATCAATCAGAATCGTCTCGGTGATGATTCCCGCCGCGCCGGTGTTGTGGGTCGGGTCGTCCGCGCCCATGCTCTCGATTGTGCACGCCGGCATCTGTACCGGCTGGCGTTTGCTTTTCGTTCGGCTGTCTGGATCATATTGTGGCAGCAAGTCGGGAAACATCCGAAACGCGCCGCCGGTCGCTTGAATCAGATTAGTGACGCCGCTCTTGCTGGCGAGGTGCGTTCGAATTATTGCGGTGGCGTCGGCCATCGTTCAGGGCTTCTTGCTTGCTGCTATTTTTTTGGCCGCGTTCTTCGCATCGCGTTTTATCTTTTTCACAATTCCGGCGTTTCCCAGTGCGGGGATTCTCGGCTTCACGTCGTCGCGAGATGGCTTCACCCACTCATAGGCGCGGGTGCGGCCGCCGTTCGCGGTGACGTGGCCGCGTTCAAGCCACGCGCCACGCGCTGCCCACATCTTGCCCCACAAGCCGACGCGGTGCCCGATGTCGTTGTGCTTAATCTTCGCCTTCTTTGTTAGCTTTTTGGTTTTAATAGCCTTAAACGCGGGGATAGGCCACTTCGCATAACGTCGGCTCATCTTGTCGCCGCGCCTGATGCGGCCCTTCATTTGTCTCTGTAGTTCCTTCGCGACCGAAGCCGTGAACGCGAGCGCGTATTTTTTCTCCACGTTCTCGGCGATGACGTGCACCTGATGGGAAGCTTCTTGCCATCCAACTGTGTTGAAGTTCAGGCCGGCTTCTTTTTTTGCCATTTTTTTCCGGACACTTTTATGGGCCGTTTTTCATATCGCGTTAGTTCCATCGACGGTTCTAGTTCCATCGCCAAACGAGTCGCCGCCTACTTGCGAAGTTGCCAAACGGTTCTAGTTCCATCGTTACAGTTCCAGTTCCTTACACTCGACAACGAGCGGGTCACGCGATGATTCCGGCTCGAGTACCGCGACAACCGAAAGCACGCGGTCGCCTTTGGTGAATCGGTTCATCGCTGAAACGGTCACGGCCGAATCGAGTTCCAGTGTGTGCGTGACGATGGCCTCGGTTTGGTCACCGCGCGTTGTCTCGGTTGCAGACTTCGGCGTACTGCGAACCCACACCGTCTTAATCGGCGTCCAGTCTTCGATGGGTTGGCCGTTCGCGTCGAGCGTTGCGTTGTCAAACTCAATCGACCATCGCTCGTTGCGGCGGCGTCCGGTGTTGGTTGCTATCGGCATCGGATCAGTCGTAGTGGCCTGGGCGGAACTTGTGATAGATTCGCAGGTAGTCGGGCAAGCGGCCGATTCCCTTGTTATGTTGAGAAACTTCATCGAGGCCGTGGTAGATGGAATCTACGTGCCGCTTCATCGCGAACGTGAGCGACGCCGGAAGATCGGTTGCGGCTGTGCCGTAGCCGGCGAGGTAAGTGATGGTGACGGCGTTTGCGCGGCCGGCCTGGGTCGTCGGCCACGAGATCGATGGAAGTAGACGGATGCGGCCAACCTCCCGCGTGGTATCGACGTCGTAGTCGGAACTCGAAAAAGTTTGAGTGCTTCCGTTTCCATCGATGTAACTAACGCTCGACACGCTCGAAAGCGGCGGCCGCGGTAGTTCGATGGTATCGCTCGCGGGGAAGTCGTCGAGCGTCATCGCCCACGTCTGCCGCAATAGACTGCGTTCGGATTCGAACTCGCACGAATCGCGCACCGCTTTGATAAGTTCAGAGATGTCACGGAGGTCGGCGTCGCCGTCGATACGGGCGAAGTCTCGCACCTGTTCAAACGTCAGCGGCTCGACGGTCGGGGCGACCGTTCGAGTAAGGCCGTGTTGCGTTAACATAGCTCACCTTGGCTAAGGCTATGCCGCCACCGAATCGCTTCGCGCCGAGTCGCTACTCGGTGGCCGGCGTGTCGGTATCTTTTCGTTTTCGCTTTCGCGCCGTTTTCGTTTTCGCTTTTGCCTCGCCTGGATAGTCGGCGCGGCCGGAACGCACGAGCGCGTTCGCGACGCCATAGGGCAGCGAGACGCTCGCGCCTGCTGCCCAATGACGCCACGCGTGACGGAGGATCACTTCAGACATCCATCTATGCTCCAGTTTTCAATGCGACGATTGCCTTTGCAGCCGAGCCGCTCGAGGCTTCGTGCACGTTGATGTCTATGCGTTGGGTGACGCGAACCGTGGTCACGTCCTCGTCGAAAGCGTACTGGTCGCTCGTCGCGACTTCGATCTGCTGGCGGTCGCCGAGCATCACGCCGTTGACGAAGTTTCCGAAGTACGCGCTCTTGGTTGCCACGGCTGTACTTGTCGGCATCTGGCTCGAGAAGTTGACGGGGTAGCCGAGAACCTGCCGAGCGATTCCGGTCGTCGCTTCTGCGGCAGTCGATCCGCCTTGGGCGAGGAGGAGCTTTTCCATGACGGAGTGGAAGAACGCGCGGCTGCAAATCCAGCTTGCGCCCTCGTGGTGCTCGTCGGGTAGCAACGCTACGACGTCTTCGATGTCTCCAACGGTGATCGCGGCCCAAGTGTTGCCGGTTCCCTGCGTGACGATGCCCGCAGATTCGACCGCCGTGTTGAGGCCCGTCTCGCTTCCGTAGGTTGCCGAGCCGTCGCCGTTAATCAGTTCGTTGTCGTTCTGTAAAGCGATCTGATAACCGGCGCGACGGGCTACTCTATCCACGATGCCGACGATGGAATCAGCGACGAGTTCGCTGCTCACCTTCGTTAGCGTCGCACGCTTGACAACCGACAAGGCAACCTGTGCAAACACGAGGTCACTCGCCGTGATTGCCGTCGCTTCGCCAGGATAGTAAACCGTCTGGCCGCTGGAAATCTTCGCCTCGTTCAGAGTGTCGGCGACCATCGGCACGACGTCGCAAACGCGATACGCGAGGCCGACGCGTTCGAGGTATTCGATGACGGCAGCCGACAACGGATCGGGAACGGTAAACCCGCCTTGACTGTTAGTGCCTTCCGTCTGCGCGTTGTAAACCACGCCGCGCTGGTCGGTGTAACGGATGCCGAACTCGCGACAGAAATCTTCGCCGGCGTCGAAGCCGAGCATCGCCATGAGCTGCATCCCTGCGGCGTAGGCGTTTTCGACGGCGAACTTTCCACGGAAGCACTGCATCCGGTCGAAGGTGCGGCCGCGAAGATTATACGGAATCTCCCACTGCGGCTGGGTGAAACTTTTGGCCGGCGAGATGCGAGATGGTTCTGCGAGGCTGTGAACCGGATCGGTTGCGGCGGCCTTCGTTTTGAAGTTCTCGAAATCTTTAGCCTGTTGCAATCGCGGCTCGAGTTGTTTCACCTTCGACAGCAAGTCGGCTTGCCGCTCCGACTCATCGTTGGTGAGTTCGCGGTTGTTGTTGCCGGCGAAATCGTTAATAGCTTCGATCTCGTGGAGGCAGTCTTCAATCTGTTGTCCGATTTCTTTGGTCGTAAAAATGGCTGGCATCGTTTCTTCCTCGGGTGTTGTGCCGAGCGGCGCAAGAAAAAAGTCGCGCGCCGGCGGTTGTTGTTTTCGCCGTTGGCCGCGACTCGCTGACGGAAGAAGCCTGTGACGTAAGCAACTTAAATTTTCGCCGCGTTTTTGTCAACCAAATTTACGCCGCGCGTTCGATGGAACTAGCGAGCAAAATCCTGAAAGCGTGCTCGCCTCGTGCCGGTTGGCCGTCCTGCCCTGTCGCCGTAAGTCGTTTGTGCAGCGTGGCTAACGATCTTTCCATTTTTCCTGTTGACGTTCCGATGCAGGAACCGATAATAGTAAGTATGTCAACTACATCACTTCAACACGGGAACGGCGAAACTATGAAAACTAAAACCTGCACGCGTTGCAACGGCAAGGGCTACGGCGGCTGGCACGTCACGCACCTCGGATACCCTGGGGGCTGTTTCAAGTGTGACCTGTCGGGCGAAGTGGTTACCTTCACAATGAAGGAACGCGTCAAGCTCTTTATTGCTAGCTGCGAGAAAAGCTTGTCCGAGTACACCGAACGAGCCGCACAGCTCACGGAAGTTACGGAGCTACAAGTTGCCAGACGCAACGAGCGATCAGCGGCATCGGCTGCAAAGCGCGGCCGCGTTGCAAAAGTTCGCACGCTGGCCGACGACCGCTGGTATCAAGACCAGCTCGAGTCGCTGCGGGACGCGTACCGCTCGTGCAAGCGACTCCTGAAAGCCGTTCGTGCAAGCGGGAAAGTCACAGCCGACCAAGAGCCGGCCACGCAACCATCACGTTACGCGACACGCTACACAGCAAAGCTAGAACAACTGAGCTAGCGGAAACCACATCACTTCAACACGGGAGAAACAAAATGACCAAGCAAAAGTTTTCAGACTGGGGAACGGAATTTGATCTCGACAACATCAAGGGCAACGTCACCTGGGGCGGGTTCCTCGATCACCTGAAGGCCGGCGGCCGTGGCCGCGTGGTTCGCTTGCGGTACTTAGGCGACCGCGTTATCGGCCGTACGTTCGTTTTCGATCTATCTTATATGTACGTTGAGATGGCCGGCGAGGTTTACGACTGCCGAGACTTCCCCGTTTGGAATATCAGCGGCAGCCGTGGCGTCGTTCGCAAAGCCGTCTATCAGGTCTGCAAGGCCGCCGGCGTGTGGCCGACTAACATCTTTGGATCGATCTCGGAGCACGTTTAATCACATCACCTCAACACGGGAGAAACACAATGACCAAGTATCAACGACAACTGTTAACTATCCTGACGGCAAGCGAGAACGGCCGGCTGTCGGCTGAGTGGAGCGGCGACTTTCTAAATTGCGTCGTCAAGATCGACGGCGCGAACGGCAAGCCAAAGCGACAGAAGTTTTCGTTCGTGTTTGACGATGCGGCGTGTTGTCATGGCGCGTGTATCGTGGCGGGCAGTAAGCGGGGCGCGTATTCGGATGTGTACGCCGAACGCGCAGCGGCGCAAATTTTCAAGTTCACCGACCAGCTCGTCGAGTCGATGAAACTAGAGCGGGGCGAGCTGAAAGAAAAGATGATCGAAGCGACCTATAAAAACAAAAGCGAGTGGCACGTTGTTGCTGTGCCTTACGGCTGGGATGCGGTATTTGTTTCGGGCGTACAGTCGCGGCCATCTGGAGTCAACTTCGACAAGTACCGAGACGCCGCCGCCTACGCCCTCGCCGGCGCGAACGGCGTGGCGGTCCCGAAAACCTGACACTTGCCGGTTCGCCGGCCGCCAATCTTGCCCCCTGGCGGCCGGCTTTTTCCGGCGTCTGATCATAGGGCCGAGGTAACGCCGTGCGTTCTGGGGCCATCCTCGTGGCCGTAGTTTGGCGATTACGGCCGGCGAACGGCGACAGCGGCCCGAATCAGCTTCTCTTGGCGTTCAGTCTCGCCCAGGCGACTTGGGCCGCCACCTCGTAAAACCGCCGTTGGCTCGGCTGCGATTTGCCGGCCTTCGCCTTCAACGGAATCAGCTCGTCGGCGAATCCACGACTAACGGCTTCCTCGCCGGTGAACGTAGTTCCATCGATGGCCCCCGACATCCACGAGACGATTGACTCAAAGGTATTGCCACTTCGCTCGGCGAGGAGCGCGGCAATCTGCTCGTCGGCGCGTTCGAGCATCTCGGCGGCCTCGTGCATCGCCGGCGCGTTGCCCATTGCCATCGCCCACGCGCGATGTATCATCCACTGCGCGCCGGCCGAAATGCGGATGGTATCGGCGGCCGACGCTATGATTGTTCCGGCTGAGTACGCCGTGCCGGTGACGTCGGCGATGACGTCGGCGCGCGTTTGCACCAACGCGTTGTAGACCGACATCGCATCGAACACGCTTCCCCCTGGCGTGTTGATGTCGAGACGGATTCGCGAGCCACTGAAGCCGCTAATCTCAGAAACGAGCGACGCCGAATCAAGGGCATCGATGTCGTCACCGATTACGCCATGAACGAGGACGAGAAGCTCGTCGTCTGATTTGGTCGCATTAAAAGCGAGATTCGGCTTGATCGAAGATTTGACGTCATCGCCAACCGACGCCAAGAAGTTATGAAAGACCTGCATGGTAGTTGCCTCCAAGTTCGATGTTAATAAGGTGCCGCGCGTGCTCGCGGTATTGTGCGGAATCGCGTTCAACTCGAGAAACAAAATCGGCCGTGTTTCCATCGCTCAACTTGAGCACCTCCTGATGTCTCGCGGCGCAGTACGCCGCCGCGTTGTCGGCCTTGATCAGCGGCCGCAATCTCGCCGGCCACTCGCGGCCATAAAAAGAATCCAGCCACTCGATGAAATTAGGCTCGCCGTGTGCCGCTTTGCGAATCTTCGAACACTCGACGGTTGCAAGCGTCAAACACTCAGCCGCGAACAGTCGCCGCGTTAAATCGTTCGGTTCCATCGATTCCGATTCGACCGGCTCCGACTCCACTGATTCCATCGACTTGCCGGCCGTGCCGTCGCCGGCTGAACCATCGCCGGCCGAGCGGGTGTTCGGGTTCGCCCAATCATCGCCGCCAGGACGCGGCGACATATCCTCGAACTCGCGAACCTCGTTTGGAGAAAGCCACTCGCCGTCTCGCCCTATGCGATAAGCCTCGTAGCGTGATTTTAAATCACCGCGCAAAAAGGCCGCCGTTTTCCAGTGCCAATAGTGCGAGCGAGTTTCGGCTTCGCGCGGCCGCAGAAATTTTCGCGTCAGTTCCTCGATCCACTTGTTGAGCCAACGCGCGAGGCCGCTCTGTAAATACATCCTGTTTTGCTGTTCCATATTCGCGCGTATCTCGGCCTCGATTGCGCCTAACTTGAACGGCGGTAGATTAAGCAAGCCGGCGGCCTCACGGCGGTCCCACTTCTTTGCGGCGAGCCACTCGGCGTCAGCGTTGCTTACCGACATAGGCGCGAACTTCATCCCCTCAAACAGAATCGCAATCCGGCCGGCGTTGTCTACGCTCTGATGAATCGCGTTCCACTCTTTCCGAAGTTGCGAACGTGCTTCTGGCGTTAGCTTCGATGGATGCTCAAGCACGCCACTCGGCCGCGCGCCGTTGGCGAATGTCTTGTTCCCGTGCCGCTGTAGGGCGAGGCCGTGGCCGATTGTGTTCTTCGCGACCTCGACGAACGAGTGCCCCCAGACTCCATCGCGCGAAAGGCCCGCGAGATGAAAGACATCTTCATAGGGGAACGCGAACGACTCGGGCGTGCTACTGTTCGGCGATTGCAGCCGCGTGACGATGTGCAAACGGCCAAGGCTGTCGTATTCTGGATGAGTTGCGTCGGGCGGCAGCGGTAGAAGTTCCTGCGGGAGCTGTGTCATCTCGTTGCGGATGATTGCCGCGCAGCCGTTGCCCCAGAGTATCGCGCGCATCACCATCAACTCACGGAACGCGTGCGGGAGCATATCGCGATTAGGGCGGTCGCGAATAACCTTTGACGACGGGTGCCCGATGTCCTCGACGCGATCCTCTCCGTCTCGCCGCATCAACACGAGCGGAAGCATCCCCTGATCACCGGCGAGGATGTTAATCCCCTGCCAGATTGGGCCGTGGCTCAGCGCGGATTGCGCGTTGACGTTCACGCCCGAATCGCTGCGGCCGCCGCCGAGCGAATCAACAAGCCACACGTCGGGGTTGCGGCTGTTCGTGTTCTGCGGTTCGAACACGCCGCGACCATCAACTTCGATCTGAAAGTTTCCATCCATCTTAATTTCCCTCGTAGTTCCATCGACGTTAGAGCATCAGCCCCGCGTCGCCGGTTTCGTAAATCGAGTGCTCCTCGCTCTCAGCAAAAAGACATTCAGAGAACGCCATCAACACGGCAACGGCCGCGTCGATTTTATATTCCCGCGTTGAGCCTTTCGCCGGCATCAGTTCGTCGCGCGTGTTCGGAACCATCGCTAGATTTGTCATCTGCCACGCGAGGCACTTGTCGCCGCCGTGCTCGATGTTCTGATTGTGATACTCGCGCAGGAACTGCCGGCAAGGTTCGTTGTAGTGGCGCGCCGTCTGTGTGAACTGGAACACGGATTCCGCGCCGAACTCCTCGGCCAACATCTGGCCGATGATCTTGGCGAAGTTGGGATCGAACGCCCACGACTTCACGCCGTACTGTGTGCGAACGTCGCAAAGATCGCGGAACATCGCGGCGAAATCTACGCTGTTCCCTGGGTGTTCGATGAGCCATCCCTGTTCAATCCACTCGTCAACTTGGGCCGTTCGAAGGTACTTCGGCCGCTCGCGGCAAGTGTACGAACGGCTAATGATTTTGTACGGATCTTTGGGAACGACGACAGCCCAAGATGAAAAGTCATCAGAGCGGCCGAAGTCAATTCCACCGTGAGAACTCTCTGCACTTTTGCACGGCTCGCCGGCGGCGGCGTTCCATCGGTGCGACGTGATCGGCCGGTTGCGGCCCTGCACTCGCCGGTTCGCGTGATACCTAATGAACGTGTTGCGCGTTTCTGCTTGGCCGTTCATGTCGGCCGCTTGCTTCTCGAGGTAGGCGTGAGATGGAAACTCGGGATAGTTAGGGTTCGCCTTCGGCCAGTTCGCTGGGTCAAACGGGTCATCGTCTTCGTCGATGGTTGCGATGAAACTCAGCGAGTGGTCGGAAATAATCTCGCCTGTTTCGACGCCCTCGAGGACGCGCGCGTGGTGCGTGTCGAGTCGTTCCCACAGTTCAGATTCTTCGTCGCCGGCCGTTGTGATTATCAACAAGAGTTCCTGTTCTCGCGCGCCGCCGGCGGTCGTCAGCTTTTCGTAGAGACTATGATGTCGCTTTTTCCAAGCGTGGATTTCATCGAGCACGCCGGTTGATAGGTCGTAGCCATCCGACGTCGATGAGTCCGAGCCGACCGGCTTCAGAATCGAGTCGGGTTGAAATTTGTCCTGCTGCAAAGTTCGAATTGATTTCATCATAATTTGCAACCGAGATTTGAGCGGCCCTAACTGGGCCATCAATCTCGCCTGACGAAACACGATGTCACGCGCTTGATCTTCTTTCGTTGCGACGTTGTAAACCTCGGCCGCGTTTTCGTGTGGATGGTCAAAGCACAATTGCTTCAGGCTAACGCCGGCAGCGAACTCGCTCTTGCCGTTCTTCCGGCCCATCGACATATAAACTTTCCCGAACCGCCGGCAGTCGTCAGTTATCCGCCGCCAACCGTAGAGCTGCCAAAGAACGAACGCTTGCGACGGCGTCGGATCGAACGGCTTCCGGTGCCATCTGCCTTTGGTGTGACGAAGGCACAACGGAAAGAACTCGACCGACTTCTGCGCAATCTTGGCGTCGAAATAAAAGCCGCGCTCGCCCGCCGATTCGAGGTCATCTAGATAACGC